GCAGGCAAGAACGAAGCAGCGCCGCCCGGCGAATAGCTGCTTACTTGATAAGTTTGTGTGGTGTATGAAAGCTCATCGTCGCAGTACACCTCAAAATAGATCTCTTCGGTGGCCGTGCCAACTTGGATAAACGAATAATACGGCATCTGGAATGGCGCAGTGCCATCCTGGCTGCCTATCTTGGTTCCATTTAGATACTTGTCAATTCTTGTTTGCTGGCCAGCGCCACAAGGCGAATTGAAAATAAAGATGGTGTCAAAGGTTGGTGTCTGCTGCGGAGTGGCAAGGCCGTTGCCGCTTATGATCTCCAGTGACCTATTGATTGCAGCATCCAACCCATCATCAACATTGCCGGTGTCGCCAGTCGGCGCTGAATCGTTGAAGCCGAACCCGCCGCCGCTAGGTGATAGCTCCAGTGGGTCAGTGCCATCAGCCGCCGTGAACGTCTCAGCCGGGATGGTGTTGTCGCTGCTGGAGTTCACATCACAGCTGACGCCGGTGCGGCCGCTTGGCAAGATGATGCCAGTGCCGACAGCAGCAGCCACATCCAGCGCGATCAGGCTGCGGCCTTGGTCGTCGATCGGGAAGTGCGTGGCCTCATAGCTCACATCACCCGCCAGTGTCTTGGTGATGCGCTCCACCTGGTAGAGGTAGTCATGCACCGAGTTGGCGTAGGTGGTGTTGTCACGCTCCAGTCGCACGCGGATGATGTCGCCAGCGCTGATGAGCGTGTTGTGCTCCTGCGGCCGTGCTGCAAACCGGATGGTGTGCGTGGTGTAGAGCCGCTTGGCCAGGATGTAGGCGCCAACCTTGACGGCGTGATCCTCGCTGGTGCAGAACGTCGAGAGGTCGTGCGACTCATACGGCCCGGTTTCGGCGGTCCCGCTGTAACGCACTTCAGCGGTGCGGATGATGCCGATGTCGCTCTCTAACTGCTGGCGCCAGATCACTTGCGCCACGAATGGTTGCCTGTCCGCCAGTGACAAGTAATTGATCTCCAGCGTGCCAGGCAGCACCGTGTCTTCAGTAAAGGTGTACTCAGCCGTAATCGCCGTGGTCTTGATGGCGCCGCCAGCAGTCACCGGCAGCAGCGGCCTCAGTCCGCGCTTGCCGCCTGCGCTGCTTTCAGCCAGCAGAAAGTAGGGCGCCAGCCTGGCGGCGAGGTCGGAGTAGTTGGTGCTCTCGCGGATCTCGATGTTGCAGGTGAAGCCGTTTACTTCAAGGAACGTGGCTGCTGCCAGCAGTGCGGTGTTGTCAATCATCGCCGCTGGCACCCTGCTGGTATTGACCAGCAGCCACTTCACCAGGTCCGCGAAGTTGTCGCTGGGGCCAGTCACGCTGTCGTAGATCCGGGTGACGGCCATGCCACCACGGATGAACAGATGCACCTGGCGGTTGTACTGATCGAAGCCGTCCGGGATGGTGACGTTGAAGCTGAGCGTGCTGATGCCGGGATAGCTGCCAACGGTGCCGCAGAAGAACGGCGCCTCGGGCAAATCCTTACCGGCACGCTGCACCAGGAAGTTGCCGGGTGTCCAGGTGCCAGCCCTGCGGTTGTAGGTCTGCGTGTGTGCGCCAACGCGGCAGGCACGCTGAAAAACATCCTTCACCGGGATGCTGTCGAGCTGGCCCTCGCTCAGCACCAGCATGTAATAGGCGGTGACGTTGTTGCTGACGTCATTCTCGAAGCGTGCTTCGGTGGCGCCGGGGCTGATCAGGATGCCGCCTTTGCTGTTGCGGAACCGGGCGAACACGATCGGCACCGGCTCGCCAATTTGCGCGAACCGCTGCGGGCTATCCAGCTCTGTAGTGCCTTGCGCGGCGGTTGCATCAGCTGGCGCGTTGATCTGACCGGCCTGGATGGCCAGCAGTGCCAGTGGATCGCTGGAGGAAAGGAAGCTCACTGCCTGATGCCCTGCCCCATGATCGCTAATGTCAACCGGCGCGGCGGCACTTGCGCTCCAACGGGAGACAATGCCGAGCCGAGCTGTATGGTCAGGCTAGTCAATCCGCCATTGCCGCCAACCACTTGGCCGGTGTACGCAGCCACCAGCTCTTGCCCAGCTTGCGGGGTGTCGTTGTTGATGGTGGAATCGAACTGGTAGATGCTGAGATCCACCAGGCGGCCATCACTGATGGCAGCGAGGAACGCATCCAGCACCAGGCCGGTCGCTGCAGCGGTGACGGATACTGACTGCTCAGTGCCGCTGCTGCCGGCGGTGATGCCATCAGCAATGAACGGCACGTAGTTCCAGCTGGCGCCGGACCATGTGACGCTGGTGTTGGCGTAGTAGCTCTGCCACCGCTGATAGGTGGTACCACCGGCGTCATAGATGCGGAGGTATTGGCTTTGCGCTCTCATCAGGCCATGCCTAGCGCGATGCGTGCAGATGGTGTACGCAGCCGGCCGATCACGCCTTCAGCGGTCAGCCGCATGGCGCGTTCCATGTCGGTCACCGTGACGTAGCGCTGGCCGTCGAACTCCATCACCGGGCCGGTGGTGATGTTGATCACTGGCGACTTGCCACCACTGCCGGCCAGGACGGCATCACCTCGAGCACCAGCCAGGAAGCTGCTGCTGGCTGCGGCCATCTTGGATTCGGGGATGATGTACTCACGCTGGCCACCTTCACCAACCATCGCAAGCGTTGGCCGGTTGACGGTGCCGCCCTGCGCAAAGGCTGGCACGCTCAGGGTTGGCACTAGCGGGATGTCAGGTGCTGGCAGTCGGTTGAACGCACGGATCAGCACATTGATCAGTCCTGCCGCAACGTTCACTCGATCGGCTAGGTACTGCAGCACGCTGCGAAAGACATTCTTGATCGTGCCAACTACTGCCTCAAATGCTTTCCCGATCGCGCTGCCGATCTTGCCGAAGATAGCCACTGCGCCATCGTAGAGCCCCTTGAAGAATCCAAGGATCGGCTTCACGTAGTAATTCATGTAAGCCTGAGCGCCAGCCTTTAACAAGCTGCCGATCTTATTAAAGGCTGCGCCGATAAAGTTCACTACAGCATTGAATGCTGCACCGATCTGATCACGGAATGCGTAGATCGCAACGCCAGCTGCAACCAGCAGCGCCACGATGCCTAACGGGCCAGTGATCAGCACGATGAATGCTGTGGCAATGCCAGCGATGATGCTGCCTGCACTGGCTAACACGCCACCAGCTGCAAACAGGCCAGCAATCGCGCTGCCGATCGAGATGATGGCCGAGATCGCAGGCGCCAATGCAACCAGCGCCGTGAGCAATCCGCCGATCACCAGCAGCGTGGCCTGCACCGGCTGTGGCAGTGCCGTAAACGCTTTGATGATGCCAACGATCCCCTGCGCGATGCTTGTAATTGCAGGCAGCAGTGCTGTGACTGCCTCGTTGAATGGTCCGCTCAGACTGCGGCCGATTGCATTCAATGAATCATTGAACTCATCAGCTGACTTCGCCATGTCGCCAGAGATCGTGGCTTGATATTGCTCAAGCGCGGCGCGGCCTTGATTCAACATTGGAATCAGCTCAACGCCAGACTTGCCGAATAGCTGCATCGCTAACGCAGACTTCTCAGCGCCGTCTGGCATCTTGGCGAAACGATCGGAGATCTCAAGCATTACAGCATCAAGGCTGCGAACCTTGCCCTGTGCATCTCTGGTGGCAACACCGATGCCGGAAAGCGCCTTGCTGGCGGCAGAGCTTGGATCGGTGATGCGTTTGGCGAGTTGCCCCATGCCCTTGGCGACGCCTTCAATGCTGCTGCCGCTATCCTGCGCTGCCTGCCCAAACCTGCTGAGCGATTCCACGGCCACGCCAGTGCGCTGGCTCATGTCATTCAAATTGTCTGCCGCATCAATCGAGCCCTTAGCGATTGCGGTCAGTCCAGCAACAGCCCCAACCGGCAGCAGGGCACCCATCAATCCGCCGACGCCCTTGGCGGCCTGCCCCATGCGCCCGAGGCCACCGCCGACTGTTCCGGCTTGCTTGTTCAAATTGCCAAGGCTGCGGCTAAGGCCGTCGATCTCGCCCTGGCCTTGAACGAATGCCTTGACCTTAAGGATTGCGTCAAGCTTCACGGCTAGCCAGTCGCAGGATTTCAGCTTCGATGATCTGCAGATCGCTCAGCATCGCAGATTCATCCGCCACTGACCGCAGTCTAAACAGCCACGCCACTGCGCCATAGTCCAACCCGATCAGGCCGCCAGGGCCGGTGCGCCATTGCGTCTGGCAGTCGAGGAACATCATCAGCGCAGGCCACGCATCAGGCTCAACCTCGAAGTGCTCGGGTTGGCCGGGCTCAAACCCGACCACGCCAAGCACTGCGGCATCATCTGCAGTTTTGTCGATCACGCCGCCCTTGACCCAATGATGGGCGGCGTCCTTTAGTTTTTTGCTTTATTGCCGGTGACGCTCTCGAAGTACGCCACCACAATGGCGCTGGCGACTGCCGGGATGTTCAACAGCTCAGCCTTGCTGGCGGCAGTGAATGGCACGTCCTCGCCGTCCTCATCCTGCACATTGATCCAGCCGGCCAGCACCTCATCGGCTACCGATTGATCGGTCAGCTCGATGCCATCATCGCCGCGCTGCTTTGCCCTGAACAGGTCTTGGATCTCATTGATCCGCGTCTGCGCCAGTCGGTTGAACCGCGCGTCAAAGGTCTGCTTCTCGTAGCGCCCGCCATCAATCGGCAGGCGCAGCACCACCGGCCACTCATAGGTGGCCGACTTCTTCAGGACAAATGCCATGCAGGATCAGGAGAAGGTGATCGAGACTTCATCGTTGCCGGCGCCGGTCGGGATTGCCACGTAGGGCAGGTTCAGCATTTGCACGCCGTCCTGGTCAGCATAGGTCGGGTTGCTGATGTCCACCTTGGGCGCCACCAACGAGACCCGATTGCCAGCGGTTGTGCCATGCAGCAACGTCAGCACGCCGGTGGTGTCGTTGTTGGCAATGGCGAAATAGTCCTTCGTGGCGATCGGCACAGCCTCGATCATGCACTCGCCGGATGGCGCCCGGTTGGTGATCATGATCTCCTTGGTGCAGCCAACCAGCTCGCGGTAGATCAGCTCATTGGCCATGTCAAGGCTGAGCGACTGCAGGCAGCCGGCATAGCTCAGAAAGCTGAACGTGCTGCTGTTGCCCGGCTTGAAGATCAACGGGTCAGCCTGTGCGGTATAGGTGCTGGCCGGCGCCGCCGTGTCAGTCGGTGCGTTGTAGATCCCGGTGAACTCGAAATCGATCGTCGGGATTGCTCCCACTTCAGCGCTCAGCGAGAATGTGCCGCGGCAGCCGGTGGCCTTATGCAGCACGCCATCATTGTTGTAGTAGATGGTGACGCTGTCGAAGCTGCTGCTGACTGGCTTGTAGCCCACATTGGCGGCGATGCTGTAGGCACTGCTGGCGCCAGGCGTGAAGCTGGCTGTGGTGGCCTGCACCGTTGCCACCTTCGTGCTGCCCACGTAGTCGGTGATCACGCCGCTGCTGCCGGACCCAGTGCCGCTGGTGATGCTGATGATCATGCCAACGTAGGCGTCATCCGTGGCGCTGGCGCCTGCTGCCAGGGTGATGCTGCCAGCAGAGCCTGCCGTAGCGGTGCCGGTGACTGCAGAGCTGGTTGTGGTCTCAGCCATGCCGCACGCCTTTAGCAACGCACCAAATCGCGGAGCTGTAGCAGCAGTGCCGGAGCCGGTCAGCTCAATCTGGAAGTTGATCAGCACGCGCTGATTGGCCAGCAGCTGGTCGCTGTTGCCCAGCCATGGCCGGATCAACTCGCGGCTGACGACATCCGACTCAAGCGGCGTGACATCAATCGAGCGGACCAGCAGCGCATCCGTCCCAGCCGGGCTGGAATCAGTCGCGTACGTTGCCTCGGTTTTTACGAGAAGGAGTTGCTTGCGTGTCAGCAGTGCCATCGGTAATAGGCTCAGTTTGGCTTGGAATCACCGGACGCCTAACGCCGGTTTCGGGATCCAAGACGTAGGAGCCGCCTTGGCCGTGGTGCTCATCCAACATGCTAGCTAGGGTCAGTTTGTCGCCAGATTAGCGACTGCCGTGCGATACCTGATCAGGTAATCACACGCAATCACTCCTGCGGGCTGGTCCGCTTCGATCATGTCAAACTGCACGCCGCGTGGCTCAATGCTCATGGCATAGCCGCCAATGGTTTGATCGGCCATTACCTTGGCGTGCAGGCTTTCGATGATCGCATCCGCTTGTTGATCCGGGATGCTGCCGCGCACGATCACAGCGATCCGCACCGTCAGGCTCCAGTCGGTTTTGCAAAAGCTGACGTCCGTATTGGCCTGGTCCGAGATCGGCTCCACCACAATGGCCGGCGACTCGCCGCGCGCAATCGGCTCCACCCGGCTGCGGTAGATGCGCGTGCCGACGTTTGTCGTACCCGTCAGCGCAGTGCGGATCCCGGCAATGATTGATTCGCGGATGGTGGCCATGGGTCAGGCGCTGGCGACTTGAGTGACTGTGCAGATAATGCCAGGGATGGCAGGATTCGATGCCCCAGCATCCTCGGCATGAATGTAGACGTTGAGATTAGTCGCAGCCCACATCAGCTCGATGTAGTCATTGGCGGCCAGCTCCAGCACGAAGTTGACAGTGCCGATCACATTGCCATGCACGCCGCCATGGCTTGAGATGATGCTGAAGCGACTATCAGAGTTGGCCACATCGCCAGGCGTGCCGCTGTCATTCTTACGCAGCCAGACGTTGGCATCATGAATCTGTGCGTCGGTATTGCTGAATTGGATCGAAAACGTAATGCTGTAGATGCCGGGATACAGCACCGTGATGCGATTGTTTGATGCAATCGCAACACCGTAATTGGCAAGATCGCCAGATCGCAGGAAGATTGAAGTTGGCGTGTCAATCGTCGCTACATACTGTGACGTAGAATCCCAGAAGCTGCCCCAATATCCCGGACAGCCGTGATACGCCAGCTGATTCCATCGCTGCGCGCCATTGCCGATCTTGATATTTCCTGTATCCGATTCGCGGCCAAACTCGCCATCTAGCAAGA